AGACCCATCGCCTGTCGAGTCGTTTCCCGTTGATGCGTTCACGAAGTAATTTGTCGTGCCGGAAAGACGTGTACGGCTTGTCCCACCGCCGCCAACCAGCGGCGCATAGCGAAGATCGCCGGTGGCGATGCTGATCTTGTCGTTGAGCTTTTCCAGCATCAGCGGTCCCGACCACGCGGCGACCGCGCCGGTGGCCGCGGTGGCGCCCGAGTAGGGAGCGATATTGCCTGAGACGACCGTCGTTGCTCCGTTGGCGACGGTGACAACCCAAAGGCCGGTGTAACCGGCGTCGGGCGTCGGCGTCGTCTGCGTGCCCGTGGTGGCCGCAGCGCCCGCCTTGAGGCTCATGACGACCTGACCTTGCCTGACGGTATTCTGGCTCGTCCCGGCATTGGCTGGTCCGCTATAGGCAACCGAAGGATTGCTTGCGTTGTAATAGGGCAGAACCGTCGATCCGTTGTCGACGTCCTGGTATTCGCCTTGAATGAGAAAATTGACGCTTTGTCCGGAAGTCGCGGGCGGGGTGAGCGTAAAAAGCGTGGCAGCGAGAGATATGCCCTGCTTGACGATTTGATGCGTCGTGTCCGCGAGCAATGGGCCATAGGCGGAATTATCGACGTTCTCAACCGTATAGATCGAACCTTTCGCAACCTGGACTTGAAGCGATGCCGGAGATGTCGGCGTGCAGGCGAGACCGTCGACCCATGTCGCCGTTCCCAAGACGGCTTGCATGAGTGCGCCGAGGGCGATGAGCGTGTTCTTCTGTGAATTCAGGAAATCCTCGACGAGCATGTTCTCGTCGACATAGGCGATGACGCGATCCATTCGTGAACCTCAGTTTGAAATTTGCACCCAGGCTTCGGTGCCTGCGGGCTTAACCTGGGAAATCAGGTCATAGATATCGTTGTCCGTTACGGCGCCTTCGACTTGCGTCTGCGTGCTCCACTTATTTTGGCCGACAGTCGACCAGCCCGCCCCGGTTCCGTCCCATCCGACGATGTTCGGGATGCCTGCAATTGCAGGCCGGAAGGCCGTGATGAAGATTTGAGCCGGATGCTTCAGGGAACCCCAGCCGCCGACATCGGAAGACCACGCCGTCGACGGCTGGTCCCATGCGCCGCTGTCCAACGTGCGGCTTGGCTCGAAGATGATCGGCGCGCGCCCTGTAAGAATTGTCAACGCCTCGATCATGCCCTCACGCGTCGCCTTTTCGCGAAACAACGTCGCGAGTATGCGGGCTCGGTAGGTACTGTCCGTCTCCAGCATCCTTCGCGGGAGGCCGTTACCGAAAAAGTCGTAGGCTATTAGGTCGAGAAATCCATCCGTTGCAGTCGCTACGCGGCATTGGGCCTTGGCATACTGGATGAGCGCGTAGACCTGCGACAGCGCCCACGCGATGCCCGAAAGTAGGGCATCGAGAACGGGTGACGTGTCCGGAAACCACCGGAACGGCAGCAGTGCCCGGATGCGGCCCTTGATATCGTTCTGGTCGCCGATCATGCCACGTCCACGGTGCCGGCGCGGATCGTGACATGCGGATCGCTGGCGATATCCGAGGTCGCGCTGTTAAGCGTAATCCCGGAGGCGTTCGATACGCCCTGCACGCTGAAAGCAACCGCCGCCAATTGATTGAACGGCAGACCGTTTCCAAGACCGAGGCCATTGATGAAGCCCATGAGCGCGAGCGCTACATTGGCGACGACCGTCGCGTGATCGAAACCGGTCGCCGATGTGATCGTCATGTCCACATTTGCCGTCGTGATGACCGGCGCGAAGACGGCGAACCTGATGCCAAGCGCGCGCACCGCTTCGATAGCGGCGCTCACGGTGTTCAGCAGCGTGCTTGACGGCGAACCCGTGCCGTCATCCAAGACAACGTAAAAGGTGCCCGGATCGTAGGTGCCGTTATAGTCGAAGTTCTCCGCATAGGTGAACTCGAGGCCCTGTTGCACACCAGCAATGGCTGCCGCAACCGCTTGCTCGGTCGCCTTCGATAGCGCCGCGATATAAAGCAAAAACCTCGCCTTGAATGCCGCGTCGCTTTCGGTATCAACCCCGTTCGTAAACGCCGAGGCGTTCGTGACCGTATCGATCCCCGGAATAGGCTGCCCTATTGAGGTGATCGTATTGGCAAGGATGTTACCGCCGGAGCCGACTGTCGAGCAGGTGACGTTGAGCGTGAGCGTCGAAATCGAATTGGCGAGCGTGAATCCGCCGAGGGCCTGGTTATAGGCCGGGTTGGACATGTCGGTATCGACCGTGAAGGTCTGCGTACCGTCCTGCGTCTGTAGCACGGCGCCGAAGGGGACAAAGCCCTGCCCTGTGCTGGTGAACCTCGTAAATATTACCTGTCCCCGTGAGGGCACGGCCGGTTCGCGTGTGAACCCGAAATCGGCCGCCCAGCTATCGGCATCGGCCCCGACACTCGTGCTGAAACGCGTGAGCGTCAGAACATAGGCGACGAGGCCTTGCAGCCAGAGAATGACGCCGGCTATGGCTTCCAGGATCGCCCGGAGCACGGAGCCGACCGTGAGATTGAGCAACTGAGCGGCGCCGGCCTGCACTGCCGTCGCCATGCCGCGCACAAGATCGGAAAACGCGAGGGTAGAAAGACTAGCCATTGGCGGTTACCGGGAAACTCAACGTCACATCGTCGCCGCTATCCGCCTCGACATAGCTGATATCGACAGACATGCCGTTCGGGAAGGACGCCACCTCGATATCGGGAGGCGGAGTGCGAACAACCGACTCCTCAAGGAACATCTGCGATTGAACGATGCTCTCGATTGTCGCCACATCGAACGGATCGCCGATCTTGGCCGGAAGGCCAGCTCCGTAGCCGGGTTGCCAGATGTAATCACCTGGATTGGTAAACAACCGGCGAAGCACGCGCTGTTCGCTTTCGGCGACGCTCGATACTGTCAGCAAATCACCATTGGCGCTAACAACGAGATCTTCAGAATACGTGTGAGCAACATCTGGGGGCATCGTTCCTCACGTCGGTATCTCCGGCGGCGCATGATCGTGGTGCGCGCCTGTGGTGTCGTTGTCCTGCCATGTCTCCACGGACGAGCCGTTCCAGATCTGACCTTGCCCGTTGGCATCGAAGATAAATCTGCGGGCGGCGTGAATGATGACGTCGCCTTCGTTGGTGAACTTGATGAACGAGCCCGATGAATGAACGATCCAGCGCTCACCTGAGGGCACCGGAAGCGGCTGGGTCTTGGCGCTATAAAACCTGTCGCCGATAAAACCTGCGCCCTTGCTGCCCTGCTGGAAGTGCACTTCCACCAGATCGTTGATATTGGGCGGCGCATAGTCGCCGATCCATGACGTTCCAAGCGGCAAATATCCCGTTAGAATCTCTTCGGGCATGAGCAGGACCCGCGCCGCGTAGCGGGCCGGATCGTAGTTCTGAACCACGCCCCATCGCGACATCGAGACTGCTGCCGTCGCGCGTTGCGCCTCCTGCCGGATATGGTTCTTGAGGCGGTTGAGCCAGCTCATTCGGTGCTCTGCGGCGAGTGATTTTTCGCCCTGAACTCCATCGAGTAGCCGTCCCTGAAGCTCATTTTCCGGGTTACGGTATCCACAAAATAGACCTGATCCCACTCCGTGCCGGTGCCAACGAGTTTCAACAGCGACCTGTTCGTGAGCAGATTGTCGCCCGGCAATGTGCCGGTGATGACCCTTTCATGGCGGGTGATTTCCTCGGCGCGCGAATTCGCAAGCTGTTGTGCCGCCGCCTGCGAAAGGTTCGGCTCATAGTAGGTGTAAAGCTGCGCTGCTCCCCCGACGCGTTGGCTTTTATTGGCCTGAGATCGCTTCGCGGTCGCAGTGACGTTCGTCCCTTGTGCCTGATTGAAACTTTTCACCGTGACCACGACGTCCTTCGCAAGCGTCTGGCTACGGTGCAGCTTGAGCGTTTCGAGGTTTGAAACCCTTTTTCCTTGCCCCTGATCCGACCAAAGCAGCACATAGGGATCGGCATTGAGCGCTACGGGCGGCTGAAAATTCAGGGTTTGTCCCGAGACCCAAAGATCGAATCCCTCACGCTCGGCGAGGAACATCAGCAGATCCCACTCCGCCTGATCCTTCGTCAGGTGAAGGTGATAGAGTTCGTAATAGGTGCCCACGCGTGTCGTGGTCGTGGTGGCCGATGCCGTGAGGCCGTGCTCCTTGGCGATTGCCTGCACGACCTGGCTTGCCGTCTGATCGTTGTAGCTCGTCGCCGTCTTCGTATCGATCAACTGGGCCGACAGGTCGCGTCCCGAGAGGGAGAGCGAGCGGCCCACGGGATCAAACTCGACGTCGTCCACCTGGCCATAAATCAGCGACTTTGGCGTCCCCTGCCCTATCGAGGCAAAGATTTCCAGTTTGTCGCCGACGGAAGAGCCCCAGTAATCGGGTCCGAAGCCGGGAGGCAGATTGCCGACGGCGGCCGTGAGGCGGAACGTGTCCGCCGCGAAGTGGCTCGCGTTCGTTACCTCGAAACTCTCCACCCCCGTCAGAATATCGTTCTGATTGACGAATAGGCTGAATTTCGGCGTCCGAAGCTGGCTCCCCTGCCCTTCCTGGTCACTGAGGGACAAGGATGCCGCCAGTGAGAGAGGGGTTCACCGCCGGGATTTTCAGCGTTGTGATGCCCAACAGAAACGGGTCAAGCAAGTTGTTTTGCTGGGCGATGCGAGCCCACTGCGTAGCGTCACCCAGTTGCTGAAGCGCAATCTGATAAAGATTCCCGCCCGTCACCTGGATCGTTCTCATCACGCACCCGCATTGGCAATGTTGATCGAAGCACGTCCAAGAAGGGCCTGAAGTTGGGACAACTGCCCGAGCTGGGCGAAGGCCGAGGCTTGCGTGGTCATAACCTGCGCCAAGAGCTGCGGATTTGCCCCGCCTATGATGCCGAGCACGCTTCCTTGGTTTGCGACCGCGGCATTGAGCGATGTTTGCTGTCCCGTTACTTCGGCCTGCGCTGCAGCCAGAGGCGCCTGGACGCTTGCGATCTGTGCCAGCGATGCGCCGGGATATGAGGGAATGGCGCCTGCCGCAGCCGTTGCAGCCGCGATCGACGTTCCAATCGATCCTGTCTGGATCGCTGCCGCGATTGCGGCCGCCGCGTTCATGTCCGCATTGATCTGCGATGTGATGTCTACCGGCACGCCGAGGATCGGCGTCGCCAAATCCTGCAAGACGGTGCAAGAAATCGAATAGGGAACCTCAAACGGCTGCTGAAAATTGGCCTCGAACTTCTCGATAACGACCAGAAAGCGCAGCGTCGACCACGTGAGCAATTGTTGCTGGCCCGCGATGCGCAGCTGATCCAGGGACCGCGCTCGGAGCTCGCCCAAGGCTCCGCGAAAGCGGCCCGACCAGCGGATTTCCATGTCGTCGCGGCCCATCGCGTCGATCACGCGATCCCCGCCAACGAGCTTCTTGACCACAAGCTGCTGCGAACCACCGAACGGGATTTCGCGCGGCACCTCGAAGTCCTGGAAAAGGACACCGCCGAGGATGAGTTGCACGGTCATTGATAACCAAAGCCAGCGTAGGACGGCGACAGCCGCAGATCGACGCTATTCGATGTCGATGGTGCCTTCGCCATCCCGTCGATTTGATACTCAGTGACGCTCTTGGCGAGCATATTGCCGTCAAGATGCGTTGCGTGATCGATCACGATTGTTTGCTGTTGACCAGCCCTCGGCGCGGCCGATGATCCCGTGAACCAGCTCACCCCGGATTTAACACCTGTTGCCGCTTTCTCAGCCAACCAGTCCGGCAAGCTTATCACGGCAACCAAGGCTTTCATGCCAAGGGTGAATACCTTGAGCCCGCTCGTAACTTCCGGCAGAACAGCATCGCCAAGATCACGCAATACCAAACCGAAATTCTCGACCGCTTTGTCGAATTGAACCTTCGGCGAGTTTCCATATGCAGCCTTAAGTTGCTCAGGCGTTTTTCCGCCGCCGATGCCAGCAGCAAGCGCTGCAATGTTCTTCAGCGCAGCAGGGTCGCTGTAAATCGCTGCCCCACGCCCGCCTTGTTGACCGAACGCAGCAACTACATTCCGCATCCGTTGTTCTGCTGGCATTGCCTGCAAGTGATCGGATAGGATCGTTAGAAACTCAATGGCGTCCTTCGTGACGGGTTTGCCATTCTTTACGAGGCCAAGTTCTTCCAGCGCATTACGCCGTGCCGATTGCCGCTTGCTGGTCAGATCGGCAACAAACGGAGCCTGAAATAGCTGCGCCAGCCAAGTCCCGGCCTTCGTATTAAGACCCATCTGCGAACCTGCCTCGCCGATTGCCAGCAGTTGCGTGGGATCCATTCCCAGGCCTGATGTCAGCAGAGGCAGGTAATAGCTGGATGCTCTCGTAAGTTGCTTCAAACTTGCGGGCGAACCCATCGACATTTTTGCAAACGCTCCAAGGATCGGCTCTATTTGTTCCGGCGAGTAATCCTTTAACTGGTGGGCGAGAGAAATGGCGGCCTCGACCGCTTCAGGCATCGTCGTTCCGTGCTTGCCTAGAACTTCGGCTCCGGAGAAATTAAGTAAGGCAGGCAAAAGCCTCATGCGTTGTTCGGACGAAAGCGGATCGAGGCCGCGGATCAATTGCAGCGCTGCGTCCTGCGTGCCTTCGAACCCGACACCCCAATCCGTGGCCGTTCCAGATATCGCGCCGCGCATGCGCTTGGCGACATCCGATGACATGTAATTTGCGCCCACGGGAAGTCCCATCGCGATCATGCCGCGGGCGATGGTGTCATCCAGCGACATCGCGCCGCCGATAGCTGTCTTGCCAGCGTCGAGCGCGCCGTAGGCCAAGCCCCACTTCGCCATGGACGAGTTTGGTCCCCAGAACCCCTTGTTCTGAGCCGCAGGTCTGAGCTGATCCAGCTTGGCGCGAACTCCGTCTACCTGTGTGGCCGCGTACTTAAACGAGTCCCCCATACCGCTTGCAGCGGCAGAAATCCCGCTCACGACACCAGCGCCAGAAATGCCTCCCATGGCCTTCAGGGTCGCTTGAAGCGCCTGCGCCTCCTTGTTGGCGGCAGCAAATTGCTTCGCAATCTTTAACAACTCAGCGGTAACGAGATTCTTCAGGGCGAAGGTGACGCCAACTTTGTACGCTTCTTCCATCAGCTCACCGCGCTCCGGCCAGATATAATTCCAGTCTCCCCCCTGCCTCTGCGGTCAGGATCGGAGCTTGCTCGAAAGCGGCCCCGCCGAGAAAACTGCGCGCCGGCATCTTTATGGTTCCAAGTTCCTGCCAAAGCGCGATATCGAGAGGTGAGCCGATTATGACCTCGGGCGGTACGACGACATATTCGATTGAGTCGCGAAGCGCGCCTGTGCGCAGCTCAGGATTGTCCTCGGAAAACCCGCCTCGGACACGGTCTGCCTTGGTAGATTCAGTCAATGGCGCCCACGCGGCAAACGGCCCAGCCTGGGACTGATATTCACCGATTTTGTCTTTCGCCGCCGTCGTGACTTTGGCACCGATGCGTTCCAGAACCGATAACTCGAAATCCGGCATTCGCGCAGCCAGCCCTTCAAGATGGGCCGCAAACCCTGCCATGGTGAATTCCATCATCGACGCTCTTTCCAGGACATCGTATCGAAATCCCAGTTATTGCCTTCGAATTCTCCCAGGACGATTACGTGAGCAAGTCGATATTTATCATCCATCCCGAAAGCCAAATCATACGGCACACCGTTTTTGACCAACCATAGGCAATCGCGGAAAGCGGGGTTTTGGGCTAGTTTTTTATGGCGTCCTGAGTTTCCTGCGAGGTTTCGTTATAGAGTGTCTTGAACGCCTCGCCGACTGCTGCCAAGCCGTCATCATCGAGTTTCTGCACCATCGCCTCAAGCGCGAGCTTCGTGCGCGCAACTGCCTGGGGCTGGCCATCGATCGAGGAGACCGCATAGGCAAGCACGGCATAGCCGAGATATGGCTCGTTCACCGCGTTATCCGGCCCGATCAACTCGAAAACCTTCATTCGGTCGAGTGATTTAA